GGTCTAGGAGCTAAGCCAAGTGTAATTATAACAAAAAAAAGAGATGGAACAGCAGGTTGGGTATCTTGGTTTCAAGGATTAGGTACTTCTAATGAACAAAGAAATTATATTTATTTAGATTCAACAAATGCTAGTGGAGTTTCTTCAATTGATTATTGGGGAACATCAATAAATTCAAATACATTTGGAGTAGCTAGTGGTGGTTATGATAATAATAATGGTTCTATGTTAGCCTACTGCTTCGCAGAGAAAAAAGGATTTAGTAAGTTTGGTTCTTATTCTGGAGCAGGTTCTAATCTGCCATTTATTTACACAGGATTTAAACCTGCATTTCTTATAATAAGAAGAACAGATGTTGGAGACAATTGGGTTATGTTTGATAATAAAAGAAATGAATTTAATCTTACTGATAAAAGATTATATCCTAACCTTCCTTCTGCAGAAGGAACAGCAAGTAGTGTGTCATTAGACTTATTATCAAATGGATTTAAATTACAAGGAACTGATAGTCAAATAAATAATCCTAGTGGTTCATACATCTACATGGCATTCGCAGAAGCACCATTAGTAGGCTCAAATAATACCCCAGCAACGGCTCGTTAATATGTGGTTTAGTGCTTTAAAATTAGGTATCAATGCCGCCTCTCACATTTATAAGAAGCGGCAAGAAACCAAAATGGCTATGGCAGATGCACAACATATGCATGCTTCTAAAATGGCTCGTGGGGAAAGTGAATATCAGGGGAAATTATTAGAGGCCAGACAATCAGATTGGAAAGACGAATTTGTTTTAATTATACTTTCGGCTCCAATTTTAATTTTGGCTTGGGCAGTGGTATCGGATGATCCAACTGCTATGGATAAGATAAAATTATTCTTTGATTATTTTAGTCAATTACCCAGTTGGTTTACTAATTTGTGGATCCTAGTTGTTGCCAGTATATATGGTATAAAAGGTACACAAATATTTAGAGGTGGTAAAAAATAAAATTTAAATTATAGGGTGGTATAAAAGCCACCCTGTAATCATTCAAAATATTTTTTGATCATTTCTAGTTGATCATCATATTCAGATATAATTTTTAATTCTTTTTCTATAGTTTCTACAATATCAGGATGCTCAGCTATACCTGTTGATTTTTGTAATAATAAAATTACATTTGCTTTATGTTTTTCAATATGACCTTTAGCATGGGCCTTTAATGCTAATATTAATTGTTCCATCATTTTTATACCTTATACATTGTGTATTTAACAGTTAATTCCTCACCTTTTTTAATTAATCTATTCGTGATTAAATATGTTCTTTCTTCATAAATTAAATCTTCCTTTTCTTTTATACAATTTGGTTTATTACTATGATTAATAAATCCACCTAATGGTGTTCTTATAATTTCTGAAAACTCAGTTATATAATGCATCATTCCTAAATTAGTATCTTTCTTTATATCTTTAGTAGCAAATAATCCTAAGCCTTCAATATCAGATTCTTTTATTGTTAGTGTATTTGGTAATGGTTTATATTTCATATTTCCTTTATTTGTGAGCCTTTTAAACAGGTTGCTCAGCTGCTTCGGTTTACTAGTAGTGATGTAGGCCGAGAGAGGAAAAGCCTATTGCTCATCCACCTACCATTGTCTGTTAGCTGTTGCCTATAAGGTCTTACGTTCAGTTCTAACTTCTAACCGAAACTGGTTATAACACTTCTTTAAAAGCTAAATTACTTTCATTGTAATTTAATCTTCCTGTGTCTACATTATAAATTGCTTGTCCACACATACCTGTATCACCACTAAATCTAGACTTTAATACAGCAAATTTAACTATATTTCTATCTCGTTTTTCAGCAGCCATCATGTTTCTAGCAAAACCTATAATGTCAAAGCTTATTTGTTTTATACTTCCAGATCCCTTTATAGAATCTAAATTAGGCATAACACCTTCTTCAAATGACTTAGCATCTCCTGGACTTTTTCTTAAATGAGATATCAAAGTTAAATGAATATTATACCTTTTAACAATCTTTAATAAAGAAGACATAACCTTGTCAACAGCTTCATTACCTGTTGCTCCATCAACACCTTCACTAACGGCAATTGTAATATGATCAAGAATTAAATAATTACAACCTAAAGCCGCTAAATATTCAATCCTATCCAATAAAGAACTATCAGCTACAGATCCTTGGTGGTCTAACAATATTAATCTTTCATCACCAAATACTTTTTCATAACCTTTTCTAGCTTCTTCATCACTAACATCACCTGGCATTCTAATATTTTTATTAATAGACATACCAATTAATTTAGTTGCTGTATCACCTATAGATTCTTCTAAAGATATTAAACCTATTTTATCTTCAGTTTTTTCTAATAAATTTAAAATAGTTTCTTTAACAACTGTTGATTTACCTGAACCTGTACCAGATGTAAATAAAGTAATTTCACCTAATCTCATTCCAAATAATTTATCATTTAAACCTTTTAAACAATCAGGATAAGCAATTGATTTAACTTCAGATCTTTCTTTAAATGCTTGCCATATTTTTTCACCAGTAATAAATGCATCAGGTTTATATACTTTAGCACTCCATACATCTTGTAAATATTCATCAATTAACCCTTTTGATAAAGCTTCATTAGCATCTTTATGAACACTATTTACAATATGTGCTTTACCAGGTTTAATAATATGTGCAACATCTTTTGCAGCCTCAATACCAAACTCATCATTATCAAATGCTATAAATACTTTTTCATATTTATTAACAAAATCTAAATTAGATGCAATATTTCTTCTGGCACTTTGGGCTCCATTAACAATTGATACCACATCAAATTGAGCCTTAGCCTTTGTAAGCATTTCTAATATTGATAAACAATCTACTTCACCTTCAGTAATAACTAGGTTTTTTCTTTTACCACTATTAACTTGATTAAACAATTCAGGGACTTCAGCTTTACCAACAACTCTAAAATCTTTGGTAGCAACTATTCTTTTCTTATATGCTTTAATTTTTTTGTTTACTGTTATGGGATAATAATGACTTGTAATATTTCTTTTATCATCATATTCTATTTTAACACCAGCATTATATAAAACCTTTTTGGATATACCTCTAAATGTATCTATTGGTAATTGTTGTATTTCATTCAAAGTTAATTGTGATTGTACTACATTAAATTCTACTTCTGTATCTTCTGTTCCAGCTGCTGTATTTTTTCTACAACTAAAACAATAAGCTGATCCATCAGAATATACCGCGTTGGCATCCGATGAACCGCAACTTTCACAACTTGTGTGTTTTATAAACGATGTGTTTTTACCCATATAGTTCCTCTATCCTTATATTATATTTTTTACTTGCCCATTTTACAAACCTTTTAATATCCCTGCCAGTAGCAGAAGTCATCATACAGTTTGCTATATTTGAAACAAATTCTACATTTCCTTTTATATATCCTAATCTTGGATTAATTCTATCTAATGTTGGACTTAATTTACCTAATGTAATATTAGATACTTTCATTTTATAACCAAGAATAGGACATATACAATTTTTAGGAAAAATACTTTCCAAATAATCTGATGTTAAATTAAATGGTAAATTTTTATCCCTTGCTCGTCTTTTAGAAGCTTTACAAGCAGTAACAGCTATACCTCTAATTGACTTATTATATTTTTTCTGATTGAACGCCATTTAAATAATTTCTCCAATATTCTATTGACCATTGTGAATGATCTTTAAAGTCTTTAATAAGATATAACATTGTACCCATTACATTTAATCTTGATAAAAAATCTTCTGGATAATGTTTTTTATAAGCTTTAATAACAGCTTCAAACTGCTCATTTAAACTTTTATCTTTTAATATCTTATTTGCTTTAACTGGACCAACACCTTCAATACCAGGTATATTATCTACAGCGTCACCTGTTAATAATTGTTGATGAAAAAATTCTATTCCTTCAACTTTAGAAACAGCTGATAAATTATTGTGTAATAAATTATAAAATAAACCACCTATAGTTTTCCAATCTTTATCTAAAGTAATAAGCATATATAATTGTTTATTTTTAATATACTTAAATGCTTCAACAGAGGCAGTATCATCTGCTTCATAATTTGGAACCATAATAGGATTATATTTTTTAGCAACATAATCTCTACATTCTAAATAATTATCAGGTTTATCTCTTCTTTTACCTTTATATTTTAAAAAGGTTTGTTCTATTTCTTTTCTAAAATTACCACCACCTGAAATATGTAAACTATATTTATCACAAGCGGTATTCATTTTTACTTCTTCATATATATCATCAAATGTTTTTCTTACATCTAAATTATCTTTTATGGCTTTATTACAAGCTCTGTATACCAATACATCACCATCAACAATACCAATTATCTTATTAGTGGGTTTCATACCAATTTTTCCCTTCTTTAGCATCTCCTGCCATTTCAATATTTAGCTCCAATTCTTTAGTAATAAAATCACCAAATGAATAAGATAATATCTCTTTAACCCTTTTTGTATTTTCTGGTTTAGTTTGAACTTGAACTTCATCATGAATTAAACCAAGCATATCAACATCTAATTTTTCTTCTTTAAACATTTTAAAAGCGTTAACAACAGCTGATTTAACTGTAATTGCTTCATATGCTTGTAATAAGTAATTTAACAATTTAAATGAAGACTCAGCATATATTTTTCTTCCATCTAATGCTGGAATAAAACCCATACCATCTTTATTTTGTGTTGTATAAAAAAATTTATTTAATCTATTATTTAGTTCTTTTAATCCAGGAAAGGCAACATATAATTTATTTTTAACTTCTTTACCCTTTTCTAGATCTTCAATTCCATTTACCATTTTACCTAATTTAGCAAAACCGGCACCAAAAATTGTAGCGTATAATAGGCTCTTAGCTAATTGTCTACTAACACCTACAATATCTGCTGTTCTTTGGTGTATATCACCATTTAAAACATGTTCATTTATATCTTTATTATTTAAATAATGACATAAAGCTCTAATTTGGTTACCTGCACTATCACAACCAACCATAATTTTACCATCATCAGCTGTAAATAACTCTCTCATTTCTTTTCCAAAAAATGAATTAACATTAGGTACATTTACTATTTTAGAATGTCTTTGTCTAAATGTTGGTGTTCCTACATTAAATGCTTCAACATAAACACGTCCATTATTTTCTTCAGCAAGTTCAATCCAACCTTTTAAAACTGAATGTCTTGATCTTAAACTATAATAATGTAATATTTCTTTTCCTAAATCACCTTGAATTGTATGTATACTATCTTCAGTTATTTTAGGCTCACCCTTTGGTGTAAATTGTGTAGGTTTCCAACCACTGTCCAATAACATACCTCTAACTTGTTCCATATTACCAAGATCAGCTTCAATCATTTCATATCTTTGAAATGTATCATTACTGTTCCATTTATGGGTATCATTAGGTTTAATTTCTTCACCTAAAAATTGAGATAACATTCTACATGTTACTGCACTAAAATTTCCATTTTGAAGATATTTAGCTGTTTTAGGCTCTTTATCAATCATAACTTTTCTTGGCTTTAAAGTTGGATTAACCTTATCTTCAATTTTTTTCATTTCAGAAGTTAAATATTCATAATGCTTTTTAGCTAATGGTAAATTAAACTTCCATTTATTTTTAACTTGTTCAGAACATAATTCAGCAATAGCATGTTCTGTTTGCAATGCTCTTTTATAAGTAGGTCTATTTGCTATTAATTCATGTGCTTCTTTAACTACATAATTATAAACTTTGTGGTTTAAATTAACATCTTGAATTGCATAAGTTTTCATTTCTTCTGAATATTTATCAAACTCTTTAAAATCACCTTTAGCATCACCAAGAATTTTACCAAAATTACCTAATGAATGCTTTCCATCTCTTCTATAATTATTCATTTGAGATAATAACATTGTATCTATAAATTTAATATTATCAGGTTTCCAATTTAATAATTTATGTAACACAACATTATCATATGCAATTATATTATGACCAATAATAACTTCACATTTATTTAAATATGGTATCAATTCATTTAACGGTTTGCTATCTGGATCATAATCACTAAATGTAACTATTTCATTTGTATCTATATTTTTAGTAACAGCTATCCAAATATTATTAACTGTATCTATTAAACCGTTTGTTTCGATATCATATATTATTTTCATATTTTAATTTATCCTTAAAGTAATTATATGCTTGTGCATAAAGCATTTCTTGTGAACTATCATTTTGAAAAACTTTAGAAAATTCAACATTATCTAAACCGTGTTCAGATCTATGATTATCCCCATTATAACCTGGTCTATGAACACCAACACAAAAACCATATTTGTTAACCATATCTAATTCATTTTTAAATCTAACATCAGGTATAACAATATTTCTTTTTGTACTTTTAATATCCTTTTCTAAAACTTTTACCCATATATCTTTGTGTAATTCATCTCTAAATGCCATACCAATTTTTTGCATCATATCTCTTGGAGATAAATAAAACCAATCAGGCATAGGTTCTTCTCTAAATATTCTTTCACCATTATCACCAGATAATATAGCTTTGTCTATACCAAATGTATAATGTATTAAGTCTTTAATTGGTTGTGCAAATGACATTTTTTCAAATCCAAAACTGGTTTGTAATACATTTGCTATTGTATCTTTTCCTGCACCTTTATATCCTGCAATTCCTATAATCATATTATTCTCCTTCATTATAATAAAAATAAGTTTTTTTATCTGTTTCCATACAAGTATGAGCAAATATAGGCTTATCCTTATAAGTATAATAACCCCATATATCATAACTTCCTGGTTTATAATTTGTATTTTCTTTCCACTTTATAACTTTCATATAAGCATCATCACAAAATTCACCAGGTTTTACTTCCATTGGTATATCAACTGAACCACCACTCATAAACCATAATGTTAATATAATTGTTTTCATTAATGTACTGTTTCAACCTTTTTAATTGTATATAAATAATTACAAGGATAATATTTTCTAAATTCCTCGTCAATTTTAGCTTCTTCAAATATTAATTCTAAATCATCTTCATCTAATGATTTTAAATCTAATACCAAACCAATAGTAATAATTAATTCTACTTTATCAGTATCATTATTTATTAAACCAACCTTTTTACCTTCCAGTGGTAAATAATATCTTCTAATTTCAGATTTTTTTTCACCAGATTTAATAAGGTCCAACCATTTTTTATCAATATTGAATGTGTGTAATTTAAACATTTTATCTAACATAATTCCTATTCTGTAAGGCATAGATTTAGCTGGGCCGTTAAGCCCAGCCGAAATAAATGCTAACTAATTAAATTACGTCCTTATCAGTATCAATTGCTGCAAATTCTAATTTATCTGCATTTTGATATTCTACAAGTTCAGTAATTTGTAAGGCTAACAACTGAGTTGATATACCTTTTTTACCCATATATTCATAAGGTTTGAATTTAACTTGGACATTACCTTTGGATCCATTTCCAATAGTACTTGTGTCAAGTATAGGTTGTAGCGATTTATCAACTACTGGTGGTGGAGCCGTATTATATTTACCATCAGCATCCGCATAAATTTTCTTTTTTAATGCAGCCGTGTAAACAACACCACCATTTTCTTCTGCTGGTTTTACATTTATACCAGCTTTTTTCCAAGCCTCAGCATTAGCTTTATCTGCAGTTTTTACAGTACATGAAAACTGAGGTGACTTTTTATCAAAACCCATATCTGGATTTTTAGGATCAAGTTTAACCCAACTTAGTTCTACATCATTTAATAACATATTATTTTCTCCTTATTATATTATTTTGCTCTTCTTCCCTGTCTATTATATTTCTTAAACATTCGTTTTTCATCTTTATTTTTAGATTTTTTATGTACCCTAACCCTTTTCTTCGGCTTTGGGCGTTCCACAAATGTCTTGAACTTTCTCGCCATATTGACATTCTCCATCACAAGGACCACAATTTAGACACAAACAATTACATGTAAATTGGTCCGGTTTAGTTGTGTTCTTACATTCTTCACAACGATAATCATCACGCATTTTATCCTCCTGTTAAATAATTAATCTATTTATAAAGCCAATATATTAGGAGGATATAAAACATATTGGCTATACAAATAGACTAATTAATTAGTTAGTTGATAGATTCTCTGTAAGGTATAGAAATAGGAATATATTCATATAACTATATAAGCTTATAGATAAGTTTTATTTTTAGTTTTTTCTGTAAGACATAGAATTAGGATTTCAAAATCTATACCTTACAGAAGTTTCAAATCAGTCGCAGAAAAAACCAAAATATATCCATTTTCCTAGTGTTTATTTATCTACAAAAAATGTATATAATTATCGGCCTACGTAAATAAGGAAACTAATTG